GTTACCTTCGCCTTGTAGGTGCCGGCAGCCTGCTTGATGGTGTTCAGAGCTTGGGCCGACAGGTTCGAGCGATCCCAGTCGAAGAACACCATGAACGACGGCGGCGCAACCACCGGCGCCGGCGGTGGAGGCGCGGCGGCAGATTCCCCGAACTTGAACTGCACACCCAACATCACGCTGAAGTTGTTATTGGTCCACGACACCCCATTCAGCGTCGGATTCGTAGTGCCGTAGTAGCGGCCATCGAGGCTCACGCGGAAATTCTGATCGGCATTCCACGCCACGCCGACGATGCCTTGATAGGCGAATACCGTGCTGGCGGTAACGAAACCGAGGCCGGCACCGACGCCAACATACGGCGTGACCGGGGACGACGGCAGGAAGTCGTACAGCACGTTGGCCAGCACCCCGACCTGGCTAATCTGGTCACTAAAATTACCGGCGCCGACCACGCTCACGTTGGCTGATCCCTGGCGGAAAATAGCCTCGAGCTCAACGCGCGGGCCGACGAAGTCGTAACCAATAACGCCACCCACCATCCAGCCAGTTTGCGGAGTGACCTGCACGGCGTTGAGGGAACCACCGCTGGTCGTCGTGTTCGAGATGACCGTCGTGTTCAGAAGCCAACTAAGGCCACCTTCCGCCCCGATGTAGAAGCCTGAGGTTTGACCCTGAGCCTGGCTCGTCGCAGGCAACGCGATCACCGCGGCAGCAGCAGCGATGGAGAATTTCTTCATAATTCGTTCTCTCTTCATCTGACAACGGACAGCATCAACGAGTTGTCTCGTTAGGCGACGACCACACACGTTGCTTTACGACTTGCTATTGATAATCAAGATACTGATTGGAATTTATGCCACCGTACAGATGGACAAAAACCAGCTTGGCTGCACCTATTGTCTCGGAAAGAATGCTTCTTCCGAGTGCGCGCCATGCAGCCAGCTCGACGATGGAGAACATGCGCCGATCTCCCAACTGACATTTCCAGAGCTTGCTTCGTTTGCGTCACATCGGCTCCGAAGCCCGCGCTATTCAAGGTATGCTGCCCACGATATAGCCCGCCGCACCTCCGATCAGGCCGGCACCGATCACCTGGCCAGCCGAGCCCCCGGCGACCAAACCGATACCGCTGCCGAGAGCGGCGCCGGTGAGGGCTCCCTTTTGCGATCGGCTCATGCCATCGCAGCCCATCAAGGTGAACGCGACGGTCAGCAAGATCAAAGCAGATTTCATTTTGTATTCAGTGGCCAATGTCGGAGAGGTAAATACGTCTTACCGAATCAGGCCGCCACCTTTGGAAACAACCAATATGGTTGTGACTTTCTCAAAAGTCTCTTCCAGAAGTGCTATTCGGAGTCGTCGAGGGGTCCAACCAAAGCCAACCCAGCTTCCCTCGACGCAAGGAGAGCCTCTCCCACACCATCAGGCTCTCGTATAGCGATGGCTGACTCTCCCCAAGGAGTCAGTCATCGTGCCTTGCTTGCAGTCAGTCAGAGGCATGCCCTGTTGGTTTTAGCCTGCGCTTGATCAGAACACGCGAAATTGCCGAACGTCGTCCCGTCAACCTCGATTCGGAGTGGCCATTAAGTCGCCACGCGATGATACAAAGTGCGTAGAGCCAATGCTCGTGCGCCGCTGCGCGCGCGAGACCTACCGTCCAGCAGATCTGCTTCCACCGCATGCCGCTGGCCCTAAGCCAAGCGATCTTCGAGTCGATCGGCTCCAGCCAGGCCCACCACACCAGTGCTTCCTCCATTCGGCTGATGGCGGCCGCGGTCGGGGGTGGCAGCCGCATCGGCTCTGGCGTCTGCCCGACCAGGTCAGAGAACTCGACGAACATCTGCGGCCACGTGCTGAAGTAACCCTGACCCCGTTGCGCGGGAAGCCGCCGCAGGACGGCAGCCGCCTCAATCAGCCGCTCCTCGACCATCTCCGGCGTCCAGTCAGCCATGTCGCGTCTCCTGTCGCTTCGGCCTGTTGCCGTAGAGTTTCTCGCCGAGCTGGCGGATCAACTCGCGCTCGGGCCAGGTCAGACGCTCGTCGTCGGCATCGACGACCAACACGCGCTGCGCCTGCCAACCCTGTCGCTTGATGTCTTCGGGCGGCTGGCGCTCGCCGCCGAAGCCTCGTGGTGCCCACCTCATCGCGTCACCTCGTTCAGCAGCGCCGCATAGCCGATGACGTCGACCATGCTGTCCTGGTGGCCGGGATCCCGCTGCAGCCGAGCCAGCTTGAGGTCCAGCATGCACAGCACGACCTGCGCTGGGGTGACCGGGTGACCGAGCGTGACAGACCAGCGGGCGGCAATGGCGGCCATGCTCTGGCGCGGCTCGCCGTAGGTCTTGCTGCGGTCGGCCAAGACGTCGGCCGCGCGCGCGAGGATGGTCTCCGCGCTCATCGCACGCCTCCCCGGGTCTGCAGGGCCCACAGCAGGATCGCGATGGCGTCCGCCTCATTGTCGTCGGCCGGGCTGTAGCCGCGCTCGCGGACAGCGGACATGACCGCCGCCTTGTCGGCGTTGCCCCTGCCGGTGATGAACCGCTTGATGGTACCAACAGGCACGCCTTGGTAGGCGACAGCCTGCTCCTCGCACCACGCCGTCAGCATGGCCAGCAAGCCACCGTGAACGTGAGCGGCATCGGTGCTGAGATGCCGGCGCACCTCCTCGAAGTGGATGGCAGCGATACCGGGCGCGTCCTCGGCGATGCCCTCCAGCCAGGCGCGGAACCGGAGGTACCGCATACCGCCGCCGTCGTAACGGCTCGGCCGGAATGAGACGGTACCGCTCACGATGCCGCCGTCGGGCAATGCCATGGCCCAGCCGGTCGTGGTGCCGAGGTCGAGGGCCAACAGGACCAGCTCGGCCAGTCGGGGTGGGTGCGCCGACAGCGGCCTTGCGCCGCCGGCATGAGGGGTCACAGTCGTTTCAGCCATGATGATCTCCGTCGAGGGGGTGGTCGTGGTCAGGGCGGCGGCGGAGCGGTTCTTGGCGGAGCTCTCCGTCGTCGTCCGGCTTTGGGGTCAGTGTCCCGGGTCCATCCCGAGACCTGACCCTGAACCCGGCCTCCTGGGGTGTGGTGTGCGCGCGCCGATTTCGGCGCGCACGCACACCCCCCGTAGGGGGGTGGGTAAAGGACCCAACTCCTCTTCTTCATCCAACCCATTGATTTCATTCACAAAATGAGGAATTAGGAGGAGTTCGAGAGGAGTTCGGGACCTAACTCCTCCGATCGCGTAACCCATTGATTTCATTGCATTCACCTTCAAGGAGGAGTGAGGAGTTAGGCCTAACTCCTAGGAGTGAGGTCGTCGAAAACCCCGTCCGGGTAGACCCAGACCTCGGGGTTTTCGACCTCCAGGCAGAGCCCCGACTGGGCGCATTTGAAGTGGCTGGGCAGCACCCGGCGGACGGTCTCGGAGACCTCGCCGGTGTCGGGGTCGACAGCCTCTACAGCCGGCCCGAACGTCATGCCGTCGGTGCACAGGTATCCGAACCGGGAGCGGACAACCTGGTAGCCGAACTCCGCTCCGTCGCGCCGGAACTTCACCAGCCCCTTGGTGGCGAGCACGCTCAGCCGCTCGCGGATCGTGTGCTTGCTGCCGAGGCCCGCCTGGTTCTCGAACTTCTCCGCGAACTGCATCGTGGTGTAGAGGCGCTCCTCTGCCGCCTCATCGAGCAGGATTCCAAGGATCAGGTCGTGCTTGCGCAGCCGTTCGGCATCGAGCTTTGCGCCGACATCCTTGCGTACCAGGCGCTCGCCGCGCCGATCGAGTTCGATCCACAGGCCGCCGACCTTGTCGATCAGCATCGGCTCGATGCCGCGGCCATTGCGCAGCTCGACATGCAGGAGCCGCTCCGACTTCTCCTCGTCCGGCCGGAACATGACGAGGCCTGAGGTATAGAAGCCGCGCAGCGAGCTGGCGCCGGAGAGGGCCTGGAAAGGATCCTCGGCCACCTGCTTCTTGGCCAACTTCTTGGTGTGGTGGCAGAGAATCATTCCTGCCTCCGGCGCCGCCATGTCCCGCAAGACTTCGACCCGATCCTGCAGGAAGAACAGCATCGCCGTGTTGTCGTTCTCGCCCTCGCCGCCGGGGCCGCCGTCGAACAGATTGCGAAGGGGATCGATGCAGATGATGTCGGGCGGCGTCTCGGGGAAGGCGCACCGGATGGCTGCAGAGACCAGCGACACGCCCTGCTCGTCGAGCAGCAACCGAAGCTTGGGCGTGGCGACCAGCGTGTCGCGGGCGCGGACGAGGACTTCCGGGTCAATGCGGAGATTACGCAGGCGCTCGCGCAGATAGTGGTACTGGATCTCGGCTTGCAGGTAGAACACGCGCAGTGGCCGTAGCGGCGTGAACCGCAGGAACGGAATGCCTGCCGCGGCATGGGCCAGCAGGTTGATCAGGAAGTCGCTCTTGCCGACCTTCGGCGCGCCTCCCAGCACGAGCATGCCGCCGGGGGTCAGCAGCCGTGGCGCGATGAGATCGTCCGGCATGGGGCTGGGGTCATCAAGCAATGCGCCCAGCGAGTAAGTCGGCAGGGTCGCCGGAACCTGCCGTTGGAGGCGCTCCAGGGCGGGCCCGTGGCGCTCTTCGTGCAGACGCCAGAGACGGTCCGCCTCTGCCTTCAGCCGTTCCAGCGGCCACTCGGGCCGCAGCATCGCTGCGTTGTACTGGCAGATGGCTTCCCAGCCTTCATCGCCGGTCATGCGACCGTCGTGGACCAGGCGGATGAAGTGGCCGATGGCAGCACTCGCGCCCTGGAACCGGGTCCACGCATCCTCGCCGCCCTCATGCGCCGGCGTCGTGAGCACCGCCTCGATGGACGGCTTTGTGGTCGATGGGCCGGGCTCGGATCCGACGCCGGTCAGCGGCGGCATGGCGTCGACCCGCTCCGCGAAGTCCTGCAGATGTACCTCGATGCCGGGATCGTGGCGGCGGATCGTGACCAGCCGACGAAACCCGTTCTTGTGGTAGACGGAGCCCGCCATCCGGATCGGCTGGTGCGCCGAGCGGAAGTGGGTATCGCCGCCGGCCTTGACCGCGATGTCGCCGCGCAGGCGGCACAGCAGTGCGAGGTCCTCGCCCTCGGCCGGCTCGCTCAGCCGCCACCAGACATGGAGCTTGTCGAGCCCGTCCGGCGTGCGCCCGCCGCTCTCGACGATCAGCGTCGGCTCACCCAGGTATTGTATCAGGTGATCGAGCTTGGCCGCGATGTCGCCGGCATCGAGATCGACCATCACGGTCTGCATCTGCCGCACGTCGGCCGATCGGGCCTTGCCGCTCTCGGCCACGGTGCCGGGCACCACGTAGACCGCTGCGCCCTCCCGGGCCGCCCATCCGGCGAAGGCGATGGCCTTCTCGAGCATCGCGCTATCGGCCTCGACCCAGACATTGTGCGGGCGACCGTCGATGCCCTGCCCCTTGTCGACGAACCCGCGCAGCGGCACCCAACCGTCGCAATAGCCGAATACCAGATCGAGAAAGATCGCGATCTGCTCCGGGTCGGGATCGATTTCCGGTTCGAGAGGGGGCGCCGCGTCGTTGAAATCACGCCACGGATTGAAGTGGATGACGTTATCGTCGTTCATGCCGGCAGCCCCCAGCAGCGCTGCGCCCAGGGGCAGAAGCGGCACTCGTGGAAGTCCGGGCTGGTCGCGATCCGAGGGAGCAGGTCG